TGCATCCGCATCCGCTACACTGTCTGATAGAGGTATCGCAACAATGCCCCTTGAACTTGACTGGGGTGTTGAAGCAGAAATTTTTGAAGTAACCAATGAAGATTTTCAGAAAAACAGCCTGAAACTTTTTGGTTATGCTTTTGACAGTCCTAAGATGCTTGGTCTTAGTGATCTGTTCATGGGTGCAAAGACCTTATATGCATACCGTCTGAACGGTGGTGGTGAAAAGGCAGCGAACACATACGCAACTGCGAAGTATTGTGGTGTTCGTGGTAATGATTTGAAAATTGTGATTCAGAAAAATGCTGACAATGCAGAAAACTATGATGTTACAACCTACTTTGGTACGGTTAAGGTTGACACACAGACAGTTGCAAAGGCTGCTGACCTTGTGCCAAACGATTATGTTATATTCAAGGAAACTGAACTTGCTGTTACTGCCGGAACACCTTTGATTGGTGGTACAAACGGCACGGTTGACGGCACTGCACATCAGGCGTACTTGGATAAAATTGAATCATACACCTACAACACTATGGGTGTTGTGGTTACTGATGACATAACCAAGAAGTTATATGTGGCTTTCAACAAGCGTTTGCGTGATGAACTTGGTATCAAGTTCCAGTTGGTTATTTATAACCTGTCTGCTGATTACATGGGCGTTATCAATATAAAAAACAAAGTCCTTGATGAAGGTGCAAATGAAGCATCCCTTGTCTATTGGGTAACTGGTGCAGAAAGCGGTTGTGCAGTCAATAAGTCTTGTCAGAACAAGCAGTATGACGGTGGTTTTACTGTTGATGCTAATTACACACAGAATGAGTTGAAAACTGCAATCAAAGTCGGTGAATTTATTTTCCATAAGGTCAACGGTATAGTCCGTGTACTTGAAGATATTAATTCAATGGTGACAACTTCGGATACTTGCGGCGATATATTCAAGGACAATCAGACAATCAGGGTCATTGACCAGTTGGGAAATGATGATGCCATTCTTTTTAATACCAAGTATCTGGGTGTGATTCCAAACAATGCATCCGGACGGACTGCGCTGTGGTCTGACCTTGTTAAGATTCGTCAGAACTTACAGGACATGGGCGCTATTGAGGGATTTACTGATTCTGATGTTACGGTTGCACAGGGAGATTCCAAAAAGGCGGTTGTGATTACATCAGCAATCACCGTTGTGAACGCTATGGGTAAACTCTATGAAACGGTTACAGTTGCGTAAGGAAGGGGTGAAATACAATGTCAAATGTAACAATGAAAGCAAGGGACACTATTGCAGCAAAACTTGCTGAATGTTTTATCACAATCGGAAGTAGAAGATACAACTTCATGCAGATGATTGATATGGAAGCAAAAGTTGAGAAAACCAAGACTACTGTTCCCCGTCTTGGTGCAATCATGGCGGGTCATAAGTCATGTGGTATGGAAGGTACTTTTTCCGGTACTGCACATTACAACCAGTCAGTTCTTCGTCAGGCATTACTTGACTATAAGAACACTGGTGAGGATGTGTATTTTGAAATGCAGATCACAAATGATGATCCAACCAGTGAGGCGGGTAGACAGACTATTATTTTTTATGATTGCAATACAGATGGTGGTATTTTAGCAAAGTTTGATGCTGACGGTGAATATCTTGATGAAGAAGTAGAAGGAACATTTGAGGACTTCTCAATGCCGGAATCATTTAACAATCTTACAGGTTTTCTTACAAACTAAGTAACAGAACCCTTTATGTGGCTTTTATATAGGGTCATATAAGGGGACTTTTTAGATTTATTGATAAACAGAAGGGAGAACAACAAAATGTCAAAATTTAGTGCATTTATGAAAGCGAATAAAAAGGTAAAGGAAAATGAAAAATTTGCGCCTACTGCTTCACTGCTTGGTTCGGACGGAACACCTGTCAGATGGGAGTTCAGACATATCAGTTCCAAGGAAAATGAAGAACTTCGTGATGCAAATACCATTGAAGTTCAGGTGACTGGCAAGCCAAACTTATTCAGACCGAAACTGATTACTTCAAAGTACCTTATGGCAATGATCGTGAAGTCAACGGTATTTCCTGACCTTTACGATAAAGAGTTACAGGACAGTTACGGTGTAATGACCCCGGAAGATTTGGTTTATGCAATGGTTGATGATGCCGGGGAAATGCAGGACTTCCAGTTATGGATGCAGAAGTTTCAGGGATTTACCAAGTCACTTGATGAAAAGGTTGATGAAGCAAAAAACTAATTGAAGAAGGGGATGGTGAAGCAAATTATGCTTACTATGCCCTTCTAAAACTTCACATTCTTCCATCAGTGTTCTTGGCTATGGACGAACAGGAAAAAGCCTTTGTGATCGCTTCAATCAAGTTGAAAGCAGAGCATGACAAGAAAGAAAAGAAAAAGGCAGAAGCAAGGGCAAAGAAAAAACACTAAGAAAGGATGGTGAAAACAGGTGTCATCTATTCAGACAGGTATTGAACTTAATGACCAGTTTAGCGGAGTGTTGAACAACATCATCAGTTCAGTGAACCTTGCCGTGTCTGCAATGTATGATATGCAGCAGTCAATGAACGCTGATATTGATACAAGCAACATTGAAGGGGCAAGGGATGAAATCAATCAGGCAACCGCTGCCATTGAAGCGATGAATCAGGCAGCAAGCCGACAGACTGCACCTGATATTGCACCGCCTGTTGTGGATGGTGGAAATCAAGAACCGATTTCTGTACCTGTTGACCCAGTACTTCCTGACCCTTTGGTTGAAAATCCTGAACCAATCAGACCTGAAATTCAGCCGAATGCACCGCCTGACCCCATAGAAATTCCCGTTACATGGGATACTGACGGGGTGGATGTGTTCACAGGAACAGGTGTTGAACGATTTCAGCAAGAAGTTCAGAGTGCAAACAATATGCTGGAACAATTAAGCGACACACAGGATGCGATTGCAAAGCAAGCATATAATACAATGATATTTCCACCTAAAGCATTTCAGGACTTGAATAGTTTAGCAGTTCGGATTGATTCAATTCGTGAACGTATTCAGCAGATTGAAAACAATAAGGTAAACATTGGAACGGATCAGGCAAATGCAGAACTGGAACAGTTGCGTATGCAGTTGAATCAGGCGATTCAGGAACAAAATTCACTGAATCAGGCAATGCAGAACATGGATGTTTCTGCTGCCAATGATGCCTATTTGCGTTTATCACAGACTGTTGGCAATACAGAAAGGTACATCCGTGACAATGTGGATGAACAGGGGCGTTTCAATCAGGAAATTTCAGCCGGAACACAACAGGCAAATGAATTGACCAATACCATCAAACGGGCAGTTGCAGCCTATGTCAGTATTCAGTCAGTTGGGAAAGCACTGAACATTTCAGACGAACTTGTTCAGACAACATCCCGTTTGAACATGATGAATGACGGGGTTCAGACAACTGCTGAACTTGTCAACATGGTATATGCAGCAGCACAGGATGCAAGGGGTTCATTCAGTCAGATGGCTGATGTTGTTGCCCGTTTTGGTAACAACGCAAAGGATGCGTTCAGCAGTTCAGAAGAAGTTGTCGCTTTTGCTGATCTGATTCAAAAACAGATGACGATTGCCGGGGCAAGCACCCAAGAAGCAGCAAATGCAGAATTGCAGTTATCACAGGCACTTGGTTCAGGTGTCCTTCGTGGTGATGAATTGAACAGTATCTTTGAACAAGCACCTAACCTGATTCAGAACATTGCGGACTATCTTGATGTTCCAATCGGTAAGATTAGAGAAATGGCAGCGGATGGGGAACTTTCCGCTGATGTGGTCAAGGCGGCAATCTTTTCTGCTGCTGATGACATTAACAGCAAATTCAATGAAATGCCTATGACTTGGGGGCAGATATGGCAGTCAATGCAGAACACCGCACTGATTGCATTTCAGCCTGTTCTTCAAAGACTGAACGATTTAGCCAATAGTGAAGCATTTCAGACTTTCATTCAGGGTGCTATTGAAGCAATGGCAACCCTTGCAAGTATTGTATTAAATATCTTTGACCTGATTGGAACAGTAGGCGGTTTCATTGCTGATAATTGGTCAGTGATTAGTCCAATCATTTACGGTGTCATTGGTGCGTTGGCAGTATATGCAGCGTATCTTGGTATTGTAAAGGCAATAGAGATTGCATCCGCTGCTGCAAGTATGATTCATTCATTGGCAATGTCGGCAAAGATTGCTGTTATGGCAGCAGTTACCGGGCAGACAATGGCAGCAACCGCTGCACAGATGGGTTACAACGGTGCTTTATATGCGTGTCCTGTTGTTTGGATTATTATGTTGCTGATCGCACTTATTGCAATAATTTTTGCCGTATGTAATGCGATAGCCAAGATGACAGGTATTGCCAATTCAGGATTCGGTGTTATTACAGGCGGTGTGAACGTGGTGATTCAGTTCTTCAAGAATTTGGGTCTTACCGTGGCAAATATTGCCTTGGGTATTGGTAACGCCGTTGCAGCACTTGCATCCAACATGATGACGGCATTTCACAATGCTATCTGCAACGTACAGTCATGGTTTTACAATCTGTTATCAACTGCCTGTTCAGTAATTGAAAGTATAGCAGCAGCCTTGAACAAGTTGCCGTTTGTAAGTTTTGATTATTCAGGTATCAGTTCAGCAGCAGATGACTATGCAGCCAAAGCAAGTGAAGCAGGCGGAAACAAAGAAGATTACCAGTCAATCAGTGATGCGTTCAATGAAGGTTTTACAACCTTTGATGCATTTCAGGACGGTTGGGCATCAAATGCGTTCAATGCGGGTGCAGCATGGGGTGACGGTATTGCTGATAAGGTTTCAAACTTTAGTCTGTCGGATGTATTCGGTCAGACAGATATTCCTAATGTGAGTGATTACACATCAGGGTTTAATGATGCAATAGCAAATTCAGGTGTGGGTGACAGCGTTGGAAGTATTGACGATAACACAGGCAAGATTAAGGATTCTTTGGAAGTATCAGAAGAAGATTTGAAGTATTTGCGTGACATTGCAGAGCAAGAAGCAATTAACAGATTCACAACTGCTGAAATCAATGTTGATATGTCAGGCATGCAGAACACTGTGAACAGTGGTGATGACATTGATGGTTTTATGACCAAACTGACAGATTCAGTCAATGAAGCAGTAGACAATATGACGGAAGGGGTGCATGAGTAAATGGCAAGAAGCGGATATGATGTGTACTTTGACAGATGTCTTTTACCTGTCACCCCTGAAAAAATAAGTATCAAAATCAATGGTAATAACAAAACGGTTAATTTGATAAATGAGGGTGAAATCAACATCCTGAAAAAAGCCGGATTGACCGACATTGAGTTTGAAGCAGAAATCCCGCAGGTAAAACAGCCTTATGCGGTATATAAGGATGGATTCAAAGAAGCAGGGTATTTCTTTGATATTTTTGAAGGGCTGAAAACGGAAAAAAAGACATTCCAATTTATTGTATGCAGGAAGACCCCAGTGGGGAAGAAATTGCTGAATACGAATATGAAAGTATCTTTGGAAGATTATAAAATTTCAGAAGATGCTAAAAACGGGTTTGACTTCAAAGTCAAGTTTAATCTTAAACAATATAAAGATTATGGAGCAAAAACGGTAAATATTACGATTGTAGAATCTAAGCCCAAAGCAAGCGCAGAACCGCAACGGGAAACCAACAATTCACCTGCGCCGGCGGCAGAGCAGACTTATACAGTAGTAAAGGGTGATTGTTTATGGAACATTGCAAAACGTTTTTATGGTAATGGTGCAGAGTACAGCACAATTTACGATGCGAACAGGGATGTAATCGGTGGCAATCCAAATCTGATTTATCCGGGACAGGTTTTGACTATTCCGGCAGTATAGGAAAGGAGTGTTGTTCAATGTACATTGAACTACTGGTTGGAAATGAATCAGGAACAAAAGTATATCAACCTGTTGTTCAGGAAGGTATTGAATGGTCAACAGAAAGAAAAAACACCCCCGGAAAACTGGTTTTCAAAGTTCTGTATGATGATATTCTTAATTTTTCAGAAGGTAGTCCGGTCAGGATGAAAGTAGACGGTGACAATGTGTTCTTTGGTTTTGTGTTCAAGCAACAGAGAACTAAAGATAAAATAATTACTGTTACAGCCTACGATCAATTGAGGTACCTGAAAAACAAAGATACTAAGGTCTATGAAAACAAGACCGCTTCACAGTTTATCAAAATGGTTGGTGACGATTACCAGTTGAATCTTGGCGCACTGGATGATACAGGGTATATCATCGAATCACGCGTTGAAGAAAATACTTCACTTTTTGAAATGATTTCCAATGCCCTTGATTTAACGCTTACCAATACGGGTGAAATGTATGTCCTGTATGATGACTTTGGAAAACTTACCTTGAAAAGTCTGTATTCAATGTATGTTGGTGTGCCGGGGGCATACCTGATGATTGATGAAGAAACAGGTCAGAACTTTGATTACACTTCATCAATTGATGATAACACATACAATAAAATCAAGCTGACCTATGACAATGAGGATACAGGTTACAGAGAAGTTTACATTGCACAAGATTCTTCCAATATTAACAAGTGGGGTATCTTGCAGTATTTTGACACCTTGCAAAAGGGTGAAAACGGTCAGGCAAAGGCTGACGCACTTTTGAAACTTTACAATAAAAAGACCCGCAATTTGAAAGTTACAAATGCGATAGGTGACAACAGAGTGAGGGCAGGGTCAATGGTTGTCATCAATCTTGACCTTGGAGATGTAAAACTGAAAAACTGGATGCTTGTTGAAAAGTGCAAGCATACCTACAAGGAAGGTGAACATTGGATGGATTTGACACTTAGAGGGGGTGAATTTGTTGCCTGATGCAAATGAACTTGTAGATACCCTGAAAAGGGCAGCCGTTGAAGCGGTTAAAGCGGGGAAACCCGTAAATGTATATTTTGGTGAGGTCGTGAGTGCTTCACCGTTGAAAATCAATGTTGAACAGAAGATGATACTTGGTGAAAAACAGTTGATTCTTTCAAGAAATGTGACGGATTTCAGCACAATGGTAACAGTTGACTGGACTTCTGAAAGCAGTCTTTCCACCCACAACCACACTGTAAAAGGTGACAATGGCAGCGGTGGCAACATTGACTTGAACACGGGGTCAAAGAACCTTGCACATACTCACAAAATTACAGGAAAAAAGAAGATCATCATTCACAATGGCTTGGCGGTTGGTGATGAAGTTATCCTGATAAGACAGCAAGAAGGTCAACGCTTCATTGTTGTGGATAGGATAGGCAAATGATTCCTTCAACAGTTGGTTTTCTTGACCGAGATTTTGAAATTGAAACACAGCCAAGCCTAACTTATAAAATGGATTTAGACGGTGATTCAGTCAGGGGTCTTGTGGATGAACAGGATGCCATGAAGCAGATGATTTTCAGAACACTGCAAACAGAACGGTATCAGTACATCATATATCCGTGGTATTACGGCATTGAAACTCTTGACTTGTACGGTGAACCTGTCACTTGGGTTTGCCCTGAATTAGAACGCAGAATCAGTGAAGCGTTAGCCGTTGATGAAAGAATCACAGGTGTGACCGACTTTGAATTTGACCTGACGGTCAAAGGTGTGGTTCATGCCTATTTTACCGTAAAAACAATTTACGGTGATATTAAAGCAGAAAAAGGGGTGAAAATTTAGTATGTATGAAAATCAAACATATGAAGTCATTCTTGAAAGGATGATGAACCGGGTATCTGACAAACTTGACAAAAGACCGTCATCCCCTGTTTATGATCTGCACAGTTCAACCGCCATTGAATTTCAAAATTTATATATTGAATTGGAATATCTGATAAAAAATTCATACGGTGATACTGCTGCAAGGGAATTTCTGATTTTGCTTGCAAAGGACAGAGGACTTTCACTTGAACCTGCAACGAAGGCAATCTTACAGGGTGAGTTCACACCGACAAATATTAATGTTATTGGAAAACGTTTCAATATCAATGAAATCAATTATGTTGTAATTGAACAGATTGAACCGGGAACATATAAGGTTCAGTGTGAAACAGAAGGTGTCGCTGGTAATCGGTATTTGGGTCAGATGATACCAATGGAATACATTGACGGTTTGCAGACGGCAAGCCTGACAAGTGTATTGATTCCGGGTGAAGATGAAGAAGATACAGAAGTTTTCAGACAGCGTTATTTTGACAGTTTCAATGAACAGTCTTTTGGTGGCAATCATGCTGATTATATGGCAAAGGTCAAAGGTATTGAAGGTGTTGGGTCATGTAAGGTCAAGCGTGTTTGGAATGGTGACATTAGACCCGCTGACATGATCGTCAGTACGGTGGTCAAGAACTGGTATGAATCAATCATTTCAACAGTTCCGGCAGCAGTCAAACCGTGGCTTGATGCCGTATATAATGCAGCCAAGGACAAGAAACTGACGGTTGGTGGTACTGTTCATGTAGTCATCACTGATTCAGATGATTACGGTGAAGCAAGTTCAACGCTTGTTCAATACGTTCAGCAGACACTTGACCCGGAAGAAAATGCCGGGGAAGGTTACGGACTTGCACCAATCGGTCATGTGGTCAGTGTTGCAAGTGCATCACCTGTCAGCATTGAGGTCAAGACCACGGTAACCTTTGAAGAAGGTCACAACTGGTCAAATACCAAGGCAGCCATTGCAGAAGCTGTTGATGCGTACTTCTTGGAATTAAGAAAGAACTGGTCAGAAACATCACAAACCATAGTCAGGGTATCGCAGATAGAGAACCGCATCCTTGGTGTTGATGGCGTAGTAGATGTGACCGGGACAAAGCTGAACGGCACGGCAAGCAATATGACATTGACAGAATTTTGTATACCAAAGTTAGGGGGTGTTTCTGCATGATAAGAGAAGTTGATCTTGTTTCATACTTACCACCATTTATGCAAAATTACAAAGAACCCGTTGCAGCACTTGAAGCGGAAAACCCTGAATTTAGCCTGATGTGGTCAGCGACTGATAAGTGTTTAAAAAACAGATTTATTGAAACGGCTGATGATTATGGTCTAAGTCGATTTGAAAAAATGTTAGGAATAACAGCGGATTCAACTGAAAGTCTTGAAACAAGAAGAATGAGGGTAAGAAATCGTTGGTTTAATAAATTACCTTATACAATCAGAACTTTGACAGAAAAAGTAAAGCAAATTGTAGACGAAAGTTACAATTTTACAATTTCAGGGAATCTAAAAGATTATGAATTAGATTTGACGGTATATACGTTAAATGATAGTCAAAACAAAGAATTGGAATACTTATTATCGGTGATTGTTCCTTTAAATATGATTACAAATATCGTGTATGAAAATGCACTTGAAGGAAATGTACGTTTCGGTGGAGTATTACAAGAATCAAATATTATAACAATAAGGCAGGTGTAAAAAAATGGCATGGTCGGGTTTGAATTTAACGGTAGAGGGAAGAAAAGCATTGAATCAGGCGCAATTAAATAATCGTTTGAATTTTAAATCAATAGTAGTTGGTGATGGTAATCCACCAAGTAATTTTAGCACACAAAAACAGTTGGTACACCAATTATATGAATTGACTGAATTGAAAATTGATATTACAGAGAATAAATGTGTATTAACCGCAGATTTTCCAAATGTTGACTATGATTATTATTTTAGAGAAATAGGAATTATAGTAACAACAGAAAATGGTGATAAATTGTATGTGTATGATAATTGTGGTGATGATGCGCAATACATTGTAACAACAACCGGAACTGAAAGGACGGAAAAACGCCTTAGATTGATACTGATGATAAGCGATGTTGAACATATAACTGTATCTGAATCGAGTATCTTATATGTTGCATACGATGAATATGAAAAAACGATTACAGAGTTGAAACAGAACAAGTTGGATTCAGAAGGAGGGGATATATCTAATACGATTGTCAAATTCACTGAAAGTCAACAAACTGAAAATATCTGTAGCGGAGAAAAGCTGGGGGTTATTTTTAGCAAAATACAAAAAGCTTTAAAAGATTGTTTTGCGCATATTACATCAGCACACGTTACAGGTGTTAAGGGAAGTGCGGAAAGCATTTATCGCACAGGGAACGTTGAAATAACAGCGGAAAATGTAGGACTTGGAAACGTTGACAATACAGCAGATTCTACAAAGTCTGTAAATTATGCAGCAAGTGCGGGAAACGCTGCGAAAGTAAATGGGCATACTGTCAATTCAGATGTACCGGAAAATGCAAAATTTACGGATACGGATACATGGCGACCGTTAGGAACAGGCGCAAATGATGCGTGCGCTGGAAATGACAGCAGGTTAAGTAATGCACGTCCGGCAAGTGATGTATATGCATGGGCGAAAGCAAGTAGCAAACCAGCGTATAATAAAGCAGAAGTAGGACTTGGAAATGTTGACAATACAGCAGATTCTGAAAAGTCTGTAAATTATGCAGCAAGTGCGGGAAACGCTGCGAAAGTAAATGGGCATACTGTCAATTCAGATGTACCGGAAAATGCAAAATTTACGGATACGGATACATGGCGACCGTTAGGAACAGGCGCAAATGATGCCTGCGCTGGAAATGACAGCAGATTAAGTAATGCACGCCCTGCATCTGATGTATATGCATGGGCGAAAGCAAGCACTAAGCCAGCGTATAATAAAGCAGAAGTAGGACTTGGAAACGTTGACAATACAGCAGATGCTGCAAAGTCTGTAAATTATGCAGAAAGTGCGGGAAACGCTGCGAAAGTAAATGGGCATAATGTTAATGCAGACGTACCGTCAGATGCAAAATTTACGGATACAAAAGGCACATGTCTTTCCGGTCGAAGTTCGTCTTATGGCTGGTCGGTTAACCGTTTGCCAAGTGGTTATCTGATTGAAGCGTTTCATACGGCGGCGCAAAATTATACAATGACTAATCAATACGGGAATATGTATTGGGCAAGCTTTGAAATTACTATACCCCGAAGTAATGATATAAAGTTCTTTGATGCCATCAACATTACGCCATTCGCGACAAGCGGATTAATAAGCGTAAGTATCACAAACTATACAACGAGCAAAATTCAGGGATTTGTTTTTTTACCGCTTGCAGAAACCAAGAGCATTAGTTTTCATGTAACTCTGCATGGAACAGCATCTTAAAGGCGGTGATAGTATGTACTACGACAGCAGTTAGAAAGCCGGTAAAAAGTTAAATAGCATTTATTAGAAAGACACGAAAGTGTCTTATTTTTTTACCCAAAAATCGGTTGCAGGAGCAACAGGACCAAACAAAAAGGAGAGATGAAACATGATGATTTTTGATATTTACAGAAACGCCGGTAACAGTCCGGTAGTGCAGCTTGTAGTTATTGCTGTTGTGCTGGATACGGTTTTCGGCTGTATCCGGGCAGCAAAAGACAGACAGTTCAACAGCTGTTTTGGCATTAATGGAGCAATCCGCAAGATTGGCATGGTGGTGTCGATTCTTGCGCTGATTTTAGTAGACCAGATTGTCAGCTTCAACTTAATTGGATTTCTGCCGGAAGCGGCGCGTGCCTATTTAGGCGACAGAATCGGATTAACCGAGTTTTTTGGAGTTCTGTATATCGCCTATGAAACAGTCAGCATTCTGAAAAACATGGTGCTTTGCGGTTTGCCGGTCAAGGCCTTATGGAAAGCAGTCAAAACATTCCTTGGACGGTATACGGACGAACTGCCGGATGAAGATGAAATTGAATTAGCAGAGTTAGCAGAAAAAGAAAGCGAGGACAAATAATATGATTACAATTACAAAGAATTTAGTATCAGAGGATAAGTACGGCATTAAATGCCCATATGCAATGGAGCCTGTAGGTATTACGGTACATAATACGGCAAACAGTGCCAGTGCTGATGCAGAGGTTTCATATATGATAAGCAACAATAATGAAGTGTCTTACCATTTTGCGGTTGATGAAAATCACGCAGTGCAGGGGCTTCCGTTAAACCGTAACGCATGGCATTGTGGGGACGGTAATGGCAAAGGCAACAGAAAGACCATTGCCATTGAAATCTGCCGCTCCACAAGCGATGATGAAAGCCTGTTTGACAGGGCAGAGGAAAATACGGCGGAATTGATTGCGGCACTGTGTAAAGAATACGGCTGGACAACAGATGATATTTACACTCATCAGCACTGGAATGGCAAATACTGCCCACACAAAACATTGGATAGGGGCTGGGATAGATTCCTGTCAATGGTACAGGATAGATTAAATGCATTAGAAGAAAATGTAGAACCGGAAGAAACATCTGATAGCAGCGAATCTGAGGATAACGAAGATACAGATGTAACAGTTACATATGCTGTGAAACTGGAGGACGGTACAGTCTTGCCGGAAGTGCAGAACTTAGAAGATTATGCTGGTATTAAGGGCAGACGTATTATCGGCATTGCAGCGAGAGTAGACCGCGGCGAATTAAAATATCAGGTGCATACATTAGGCGGCGGCTGGCTGCCGTATGTAACCGGCTGCGACTGGTCAGATGCCGTAAATGGCTATGCCGGAAACGGTTGTGTCATTGATGCGCTTAGGGTGTATTACAGCACACCAGATGATATTGTCGAAGAATACGGTTATAAAAAAGCCAAGTACAGAGTTGCTCCGGTAGAACGTGATTACTACAGCTGGCAGCATGACAATGAAACGTCAGGCGGACAGGACGGCTATGCCGGAATGTTTGGTAAGCCGATTGACCGGGTCCAGATTGTAATTGAATAA